ATGACATGGAACTCCGAGAGGTCATTGAGCGCCACAACGCCCGTGTCCCTGATCCTGACAACTACCGAGCACTGATTTACCGCACGGACGCTGAGACCGCTAAGAAACTGGATTCGGAAACAGCCATTAAGAGCGAACTAGCAAAGCATGATGTCTACATCAAAGACACCCGTGATGAGTTGAAGGTAGATGCACTCAAGTGCTTTAACCGACACAACCGTCCTAAGCAAGGTTGTCTTGACTGGTGTGCAGACGACAAGACAATCGGTCGCAAGGTCGGTGTCCCTAAAGATAAGCGCCAGTACCTCTGCATGTACTGCCCAGCCGCCGAGTACTACACGCACCGTCAACGAATTGAGTTGGGTCTCTACGACTGATGATTATCCTGTCGCTAGATGTCCTTTCGGTACCTAGCCCAGTAAGTGATGATGTCGGAGCAAGGCAACCAACACCTGAGGGTCGGAAACTATGGAACACATTGTTCCCTGCATACAGCGGACGAATGGTGGTGTTTGCTCACGGCGTAGAAAACCAAGAGGGTTGTCTTAGTTGGTTGAAGCGTGAAAACTTTAAAGCCTCAACAGTTGATTTTATTACTGAAAACACTGTTCAAGCCAAGGTTGAAAGAATTAAGAACTTGCATGCTGTTTATGGACGCATCAACTGGTACATTGACGTTGACCCGAATGTCATAGCCCGTGTAGCCCATAACGGAATCCCTACACTGCTAATGACGGTGCCACACACCGTTAGACCCGAATGGTCTGAGTCCCGCTTTAAGAAAGAGTGGGGCGAGATTGTAGAAGAAACTGATAAGCAGGCTCTTGCAAGAGCAGAAAGGAATTGGGGCGATGTCTAAAATGGATTTTGACGCATGGCTTAAAATGGGATTAGAGAATAAGTGGGTCGGTCCTCCAGTGTGTTCAACACATGACGGGTTACCATCCACCGAGGACGAAGACAGCGCATGGGACGAGGGCGACGACCCGTGCATTCACATCTTGCGTCTTTATGTAGATGATCTTGAAGCGATGCTCGTAGAGCAGAACCACAGCCCGTCAGTATGGCGTAAGGCTGGCTGGGAAGAACTTCCTTCAAACGAATGAAAGTCTTCTTTGGCGGAGCGGAAAAGGGGACGTATCGGAAGATGCTCATTGACGCTGGGGTAGAGCGTCATGCCATCAACCTGACCCACTTTCCGATCCCCAAGAAGAAAGAACTAGACCTCAGCGTGCTCTTCGGAGGTGGCGAGGTCATTGTGTACACATCCGAGAACGATGAGGACACAAGCCGATTTGACCAGTTCGTACGGGATCACGCAGATAATATACATATTGTAATTGGGCGTCCTGAGTATGACGGGACATGGCTGGGTGATAAGTACTACCCGCTATGGAATGACGAGCAAGATCTGGAGCGCCTGACATGGCTGTGCCAGAAGTACGGTCGTGCTGCGATCAGCGACAAGGCGGTCACAGGACGCAATGTGGGGCGCATAGCGTCCATACAACAGCGCTGGAGCGCCAAGTTAGTCGGCATTACCTCTAAGCCCGACCTGATTGAGCGCATCCCATGGGACACCGTAATCGTGGGATCATGGACAAGCGCCATCCGTTACGGCGAGACACAGGTGTGGGACGGTCACGGCTTGCGCCGATACCCAGCACAACAGAAAGAGTCCTCACGCAAGAAGCACCGAGCGGACATCATCCGACTCGGTATTGACTTTGATGCTGTAATGGATGACAACGTATCCGCAATCGGTACCCTCGCTATCGCCTCATGGCGCCAGTGGGAGACCCATACTTTTGGGGGCTATGACCCTATGAATGACGATGACGAGCAAGAGATCAGCAGTACTGAAAATGGGTCAATAATTGCTATTGACCCTAAACCACATACCCCCACTTTAGCGGTTTCAGGGGGGTCATCTATTGCTATCAACGTACCAAACAAGCGGCACGAGAATGAGCGTGTATTGCTACCAGTAATGGGCATGGAAACGATCACCTCCTTTGGCTCGCAAACCGTTGATAATCAAGGGGAATCAATAGAAATTGACCCTGAAAAAGTGAACGTAATTCGTTACAATGCGAACCCTTTACGCCAATGCAATAATTGCTATTTGAGCAGTAGATGTCCTTCATTTAAAGAAAACACAGAATGCGCATTTAACTTGCCGATTGAGATACGCACAAAGGATCAATTACAGGCGGCGATGCGTGCCCTGTTAGAGATGCAAGTAGGTCGTGTGATGTTCGCTCGCTTCGCTGAAGAACTAGAAGGTCAAGGTCTTGACCCAGCATTGTCCAACGAGATGGATCGCTTGTTCAATTTGATTGATCGCTTCAAGAACATCTCAGACACCCGTGACACCATCCGTTTAGAGATGGAAGCACGAGGATCCAGCGGAGTTTTATCTAGATTGTTTGGAGCCAAGGCTGGAGAATCCAATCGCATGCTAGAAGGTGGCGGAATGGGTCCAAATGCGACCAATTCCATGTATTCAGATATCTTGGATTTATCCGAAGATAATTGACAAAACCGCTCACACACATCTATACTTCCCGCAACATAACAGCGAGGTGCACCATGACTAGTAATCCCACCAACCGTACCAACATCTTGGCGGAAGCCGATCACCTAGTAAATGGTGTCCGAGACGCCGACTACGGCGATCCAATTGATGACTTTGCCACCACAGGAGACTTGTGGAGCACGTACCTTCGGCGCATCATTGACCGCCGTCAAGAAGTGCAGATCAAACCACATGATGTTGCTGTCATGATGATGCTTCTTAAGATCGCTCGCCTCTCATGGACTCCTGAAAAGCGTGACCACTGGACTGACGCCATCGGCTATGGAGCCTGTGGTTGGGATTGCGAAGTGCAGGAAGAGGGTCTTCAATGATGTACAACAACAATGATTATTACAATGAATGGATGTCTAAAAAAGATCCCCGTTACATTTTTAATCCAAGTGAGCCAAACCATTGGACGATGCAACAGGAGTTAGAGCGTGAGCGCAAGCGCATGTCTTATGCCCTCAGCATGATTCCACAGATAGTAAAGCAAGAAACAACACCTACATTGGAAGAGTTCTCTGCTCAGGCTGAGTTGTCCATGGCAGAGATCTTGCTGGATAATTGGGACAACATCCTTCAGTTGGCAATAGACAACAAGCGCTTGGCAGGTGAAGTCGTTGCCCTTCTCGGACAGATTGAAAAGATGAACGAGCAAGTAGAGCGCATGAGTACAGCGATATACACCGCTATTGAAAACACCATTCGTCCGATTCGTGACAAGCGCATCCACGATGAAGTTCCAACGGAAGAGTTTTAATTGCCACAGTTCGCAGAGGACTGGCGTGTTGACGCCCTCTGCAAAGACCGAGCGATTGACCTCTGGTACCCACCGCTAGACACTGACGTACCAGATAATTACTACATAATTTCTAAAGCAGTATGTCGCCAATGCCCTGTGTGGAAAGAATGTTTAGACGATGGGGTGGACGAGAAGTGGGGAATGTGGGGCGGTCTCACACCGCAAGAGCGAACAGCGCTCACCGTAGAGCATCCTAAAGCGAGCATTATGCGCCAACACGGCACATGGGTGCGTTACAGACAAGGTTGTCGCTGTAATGAGTGTGCGGAAGCAGAGTCAGCAGAGATTAATAAAATAAATATTGAAGAGATTCCCAAGATGGGTGACAAAGAGATTGATTTAGAGATGCTTAAGTTCAGGTTGATTCAGCCTTAACACCTGTAAACTAGAAGGGTAACGCCCATAGATTTCTTCACAGACTTCTGTGGGCGTTTTGCTTTATCCGCCTATCAAGGAGAAGAATATTGTTAGATCGCACGCTAGTAGTAGCGGGGACAATCCTGTACTCAATAATGACATTGGTACTTGGGATTTCCTCACAATCACCAACGCCCGAAGTAACAACAGTTCAGTTAACCCCACTAGTGCAGTCGGTAGCACTTGAGGTAGTAAATGCAAAGGAATTGGCACCCGAAGAGGTGGTAGTGCCTAAAGGAATACCAAAAGACCCAACAAAGCGATGCCCGCAATGGGAAGACAAGTTCCGTGAATACGACCTGCCAGTAGTTGCGTTTTCGTACATTTCATATAGAGAGAGCAGATGCAATCCTCGTGCTTGGAACCGCACTCTAAACAAAAACGGCTCACAAGACCTCGGACTCGTACAGGTCAATTCCTCATGGAAGACCGTCACGAGGAACATATGCGGGACAGAAATAAAAGGATTATTCAATGTGGACTGCAACCTATCCGTAGCGAAGTATCTGTATGACAACGGAGGACTTGGTCACTGGAGTTTGTAGCAACAACGTACACAACAAGGTAGGATGTAAACATGACAAACCAACTACAACCCGAAC